GTCGCTGAGAGGGGGCATAGCCCTTGCCCCCTCTTGGTCTTTAGAAAGGAATTGGAATGTCACTCTGCACAGTAGCTGAACTCAAGAGCGTTCTCGGCGTTGGCTCGCTGTACCCAGATGCGACAATCCAAGAAGTTTGTGATGCTAGTGATTCAGTTCTCATTCCAATGCTTTGGACTCCAACACAATTTGCAGTAGCTCATAGCAATGTTGTTGGAGTTGGAACTCTTTATTTTGATATTCCAGTAAAAGATATTTTTTATGTTGGTGAGTCAGTAACAATCGCTAACTGTGGCACAAAATATGCTGGCACTAAAACTATTACTGCTGTTGGAGATTATTCAATTAGCATGACAACTACTCATACAACGGTAGTTAAGTATCACCCGATTGAACCTTATGGCACGGTTGCACCAGAGTCTTACACAGACTGGACACTTGATGCAGCAATTCAGAATGCCGCTTTAATGATAGCTGTCGAGATCTGGCAAGCAAGAACCAGCACTTTGACTGGTTCTAATTCTGTCGATTTCCAGCCCTCACCTTATCGAATGTCAGCACAGCTGCTCGCTAAGGTAAGAGGATTGATCGCGCACGCGCTAGACCCTCGCTCAATGGTGGGCTAATGCCATCATCAGTTACCACCCTACGAACTACGCTAGCAACAGCGTTAATTGATAACTCACTTTGGCAGACATTTGCCTTTCCACCATCAGTGGTTCTTGCCAACTCAGTTATCGTAAGCCCGGACGATCCTTACCTTGCGCCAAGCAATAATTCGCGCAATACAGTTAGCGCATTAGCCAATTTTAAAATTATTATTACAGTGCCTTTATTCGATAACGAAGGCAATCTAAACGGCATTGAAACTAATGTGGTTCGAGTGTTCAATTTACTCGCTGCTAGTTCTTTGACCTATAATGTAGGCAGTGTATCTGCCCCAAGCGTTCTCAATGCTGCATCAGGTGATCTGCTCAGCTGCGAGATGTCCGTATCAATCCTAACAAGTTGGAGTTAACATGTCAGACCTAACACCAGAGGATCTAGCCTTCTTGAAGAAGATTGGTCAGATCACCGAAACAGCACCAAAGCCAGTCACTACTAAGAAGGAAGAAGAATAATCATGGCAATTTTCTTAAATAACAAGGTCGGCTTCAAGATTGCCACAATCAATCTCTCTGACCATGTAACTGCTTTTACACTTAACCGTCAAGCTGATCAAATCGAAGTAACTGCTATGGGCGACACAGCTCACAAGTTCGTTACCGGACTTTCAGCAGATACCATCACAGTATCATTCCTAAACGACACAGCAGCAGCAAATGTGCTGGCAACCCTACAGGCTGCTTATGGCACAACAGTTGCTTTCGCAGCAATCCAAGATTCAGGTACTGCTATTTCAGCAACCAACTTGCTTTACACAGGCACAATCTTGGTTGATAACCTAACAGACATTAACGGCGCAGTTGGCGATGAAGGTATGCTTGACCTTACCTTTACTTGCAACAGCAAGACAGCAACTGCTACAACTGGTACTTGGTAAACAACTACTAAAGAAAAGGGCTAACAAATGGCAAAGCTAAAGATCACAAGGGCAGATGGGTCTGTATCTGAGCATCAGATAACTCCATCGATCGAATACACATTCGAGGTCTATGCCAAGATGGGCTTTCACAAAGCCTTTCGTGACATGGAAAGACAGACCGATGTTTATTGGCTCGCTTGGGAATGTATCCGCCGCAGCGGAGAAACTGTCAAACCTTTCGGCGCAGAGTTTCTAGAGACACTTACTAAGGTGGAAGTTCTAGATGATGACCCGGAACTATAGGGCGTGATTCTTTCACTTACTTGATCGCAAGATTGAGTCTGGAGACACAGATCGCGCCTAATGACTTACTTGAACTTGATTCAAGAATGTTTAAGGCTTTATTACAGGCTATGAAAGATAGATCTAAGGAGATGAAAGATGCCAGTCGAAGTAAAGGGCGGAATCGCACTTCGTAAAGCACTAAAAGATTTTGCTCCCGATCTAGCCAAAGAAACTCGTAAAGAGTTAGCTGCTTTATTGAAGCCTATTGTTAAAAACGCTAGAGGATTTATCCCATCACAAGCACCTTTATCTGGGTGGGGTAAATCTTCTATAACTGGTCGTTTTCCAGAATGGTCTACTGCCGAAGCAAAAAGTGGCATTGGATTTAAAACAACTCCTAGCAAACCAAACCGATCAGGATTTAGATCCTTAGCGCGTATTCAAAATGCTTCTGCTGCTGGTGCCATATATGAAACTGCTGGTAGATTAAATGCCTACGGCAGATCCCAAGCAAAGACAGTTACTTTTAGCGGAACTATAAAGAGAAAAGATTCCACAGAAACCTGGTCTTATGACACAAGTGCTGGCAAGAATTACGGAAAAAGTAACAACCCAGAAGCTGGTTATTTATTTACTCAAGCCATGAATCAATATGGCAATATTGTTGATGCTAATAATCAAGTTGGTGCTGGCCGCCGTTCTCGTAAGATGAAAGGTCGCGCAATCTTTCGCGCATGGAAAGAAGATGGTGGCAAAACTACTGCTGCTGTTCTCAAAGCAATTGAAAACTCTAATGTTAAGTTTAAAAATTACACATTGAAGGCTAAATAATGGCTAATCCATCAGTAGTAATTGATATTGCCGCAGAGTTTACTGGCAAAAAATCTTTTGACAAAGCTGGCAAATCTACTGTAAATCTTGAAAAGAATGTCAAGAGTTTGGGCAAAACATTTGCCCGAACTTTTGGCACAGCTGCTGTTCTTGCCTATGGTAAAGCCTCTGTAAAGGCTGCTGCTGCTGATCAAAAGGCTCAGCAGCAGTTAGCACTAGCCTTAAAGAATGTGGGCTTAGAACGCGATGCAGCAACCGCTGAGGGTTATATCCAACGGATTGAAAAAGAATTTGGAATCGTTGATGACAAGCTGCGCCCAGCCTATTCGAAGTTAGCGATTGCGACACGGGATTCTGCTGAGACCCAAAGGCTTATGGGCATTGCCATGGACATCAGTGCTAACACTGGTGTTGATTTAGAATCTGTTTCAAATGCTTTATCTAAAGCATATTTAGGAAATAACACAGCCCTTAGTAAATTAGGCGTTGGCATATCCAAGGCGGATCTAAAGGCTAAATCATTCCAAGAGATTACAGATCAACTAGCTATAACTTTTGGCGGTGCTGCCAAAGTATCTGCTGACTCTTTTGCTGGATCAATTGACAGGTTATCTATTGCTTCAAACAATGCTAAAGAAATTATTGGCACAAGTCTTATAAATGCGCTTGCTGGATTCTCAGGCAAAGAGGGTGCAGGTGGAGCAGTAACCACTATTGAAAAACTTGCTAATGGTATTTCAAGCACAATTACCGGTGTTGGTTATTTAGCTCAGAAAGTTGAATACGCTAAGCCAATCTTAGTTGGTGCTGGTATTGCGATCATGGCTGCTTGGGCACCTTGGTTTACAGCAATTACTGCCGCAGTAGCTTTAGTTGGTTATATTGGCAACGCATTAAAAGCAAATGCTGGATTCCAAGGCATGGGCAATGTTGCTATGACTGGCGGCTCAAACATGGACACGCAGCGAGCCGATAAAGCTGCTGCTGCGAAAGCTGCTGCTACCGCTAAAAACATTGCTGCCTCTAAGATCAAGGCAGACAAACTAGCTGCCGCTGCCAAAATCAAAGCAGACAAGAACGCAGCTGATAACGCAGCCAAGTTAGCCAAGGCTGGCGCGATGTTTGATCTAGATAAGATCCAGATCGAGGCAGCACTTAAAGGCAAAATTACAGATGAAGAGACACTGCGCTTACAGTTACAGCGCGCAATCCTTAATGAAGATGCCACTCTTGCTGATGCCTTACAGAAGAAGTTAGAAGCCTCACAGCGAGCCACAGCAGCCTTACAAGGGCAGATAACTGGCATTAAGCCACCAGCTGATCCTTTTGCTGAGACACTTAAAAGCCTTGAAAATATTGCTACGCTTCTTGGCCAAATTAGTGGATACACTTTTGTTGATCCAGGTCGTAAAGGTGGTGGAATACTAGCCTTAGAACCTAGTGATCTTGCCCCATTAGTTACAGCCCCTAAAACAATTCCTACACCTACTCCTACAATCACAGATCCAGTGCCAGTAGTGGTAATTCCAAGTCCTACTCCAACTCCGATCCCAGCAACCAATGGTTCTATGGCTGGTCTTGGGGGCACCACTTCATCTTTTGGTACTTCTGCTTTTTCAGTACCAGGTTACACATACACTCCTTCGGGCGTGACTGTAAATGTTACTGTTGCTGGATCTGTTATAGCAGAACAAGAACTTGTTAAAGTTGTAGCTGATGCGCTTGTAGTTGCTGACACCACAGGTCTGAGTACAAGACGACCAGGTGGCCTTGGATATATGGCGGACGGCGGATGACAGTTCCAGTAATTAACGCGATTATCAACTTTTCAACAGGTGCTGGCTTTGCCTCACCTATGATTCTTGATTCTGGTGTTTTGGGTGTCAATGCCTTGGCTGATACCACATCGGTTACAGTAGATGTCTCTAACCAGGTTGATTCGATTAGAACCAATCGAGGTCGCACAGCTTTATCTGACATTTTCCAAACTGGCACAATGAGCCTTCGGATCATCGATCAAAACGGTGATTTTAACCCAATGAACACAGCAAGTCCTTATTATAATTTGCTGAACCCGATGCGCAAAGTAACTATTACTGCTAGTTATGGTGGCACTACCTACCCAATTTTTGCTGGCTACATTACATCTTATGACACAACCACTCCACGCGATGTTGGAGAAGTCGTTTACACAACCATTCAAGCCGTTGATGGCTTTAGATTATTTCAGAATGCCCAAATAACCACAGTAGCTTCTTCTACAGCTGGGCAAACCACTGGCACTCGCATAGGCAAAATCCTTGATCAGATCGGCTGGCCTGTAGGCATGCGTGACATCGATGCCGGACAAACTACAGTCCAGGCAGACCCAGGCACTTTGCGCACTTCTCTTGGGGCGATGCAATTAGTGACCAGTACCGAATATGGTTCTTTTTACATGGACGCTTTAGGCAATGCAGTCTTTCAGGATCGTGCCTTAACTTCATCAAGCGTTGCTGGCATTCCAGTGGTTTTTAATGATAACGGCACAGGGATCTCATACAATAACGCTCTCTGGAAATTAGACGACACTTTGATCTTTAACAAGGCCACCATGACTCGCACTGGTGGCACTGCGCAGGTTGCTAGCAATCAGGCCTCGATTGATAAGTATTTTTTACACTCTTATCAAGAGCAGAACCTACTCATGGAGACAGATGCGGAAGCCTTAAACAATGCTTTAGCTTTTGTAGCTTCTAGGCAAGAGACATCAATTCGATGCGATGCCATTACTTTAGACCTTTACACTGACAATTACACTGCTGGCACTGTCGCTGCCCTTGGCCTTGACTTCTTTGATCCAGTAACAATAACAACTACACAACCAGGCTCATCTAGCCTAACTAAAACTTTGCAGGTATTTGGCGTGTCTCATGACATTAAGCCAAATGCCTGGAAAACAACATTCACCACCCTAGAACCCATCATTGATTCGTTCATAATTGGAACAAATTATGGGATACTAGGCACTAACACACTTTCTTACTAAGGAGAACAAATGGCAGCACCATTAGGCTTCAAGACATTCGCCACAGGTGATGTTCTCACAGCCGCAGACACTAACGGATACCTCATGCAGGGCATCTGGGTATTCGCTGATGCGACTGCTCGCGATGCAGCTGTAACTAGCCCACAAGAAGGCAATGCCTGTTATCTAAAAAGCACCGATGAAATCATGGTTTATTCAGGTTCGGCTTGGGTAACCAAATCGGGTAGCCCAGCAGCAACAGCAAACTTATTGCTCAATTCTAATTTCGCCATCAACCAACGCGCTTATGTGTCAGCGGCTAACTTGGCATCAGGTTCATATGGTTTTGATCGTTGGAAGTCAAACTTTACAAATACAACATTAACTTTTACCGCATCAACTCAGGGTCAATCTTTAACTATTAACTCAGGTGGCGGATTACAACAAGTTATTGAACAGGGTTTAGTGCCATCAGGTACTTATACTCTTTCTTGGACAGGCACTGCTACTGCTCGCGTTTACAATTCAGGCGGCACACCACCATCTTACGCAGCTTCTCCAGTTACCTTTACAGCAGACGGCACAGCAAATGTGGTTGTGGAGTTCACTGCCTCTGGTGGAACTAGAACAGTGTCTAAAGTTCAATTTAATTCTGGCACCGGTACGACTTGGGCATTGGCTACTCCAACACTTCAAAGCGAATTAGCAGCTTGTCAGCGTTATTATCAAAGAGTTGTAGCAGCATCAAGTGGCACTCCTTATACAGTTCTTGGAACAGGTACAGCAAATGGAACAGCTACTTGTTTTATAAAGGTTTATTTCCCAGTATCAATGAGAACTGCGCCTAGCGCGGTTGACACTTCTGCTATGGGAACTTTCTTCTTACAAAGTGGCAGCGTGAGTTCTAACACTCCAACTACTCTTGCTCTATCGGGAAACTCAGCCAGCAGTCCGACTATTGGTTGTATTGACTGGAGTAAAGCAGGAAGCGTTACCGATCGAGGCGTTTATGATCTATTGGCCAATGGCGTAACAACAAGTTATGTCGGATTCAGTGCGGAGTTATAATATGGAAATACTTGTAGATTCTAATGGCAATGAAACTGTTTTTATCATAAATGAAGATGGCTCTACGCTTTCAATGTTAAAAACAACTTACGATCAACAGCAAGCAGCTAATGAAGCCGCGCCTAAGTAAGTCAGCGATTCAGTTAAGGGAACAGATTGACGACACCTTCGGAGATCGAGATCGAACTTCTGATGGTTGGATCGGCGACACACGACACTCTGCGCGTGAGTCAGATCATAATCCAGATGTTAGCGGCTGGGTTCGTGCCATCGATGTCGATCGAGATCTTTCGGGTAAAGCTAAACCTGACCTTATGCCAGATCTTGCGGATCAGATTCGTCTCTATGCAAAGTCTGATAAAGCAAAGCGCATCAGCTACATCATCTTTGACGGAAAGATTGCCAGTTCAAAGCTTGCCTGGAAATGGCGCAAGTACACAGGGATTAACAAACACAATCATCACTGTCACATCTCGTTTACGAAAGAAGCTGACCTTAATGGTGAGTTTTTTCAAATACCTATGATCGGGGGATCAAAGTGAAAGATCTACAGAACGCATTAGGCTCATGGGGCAGAGCATTCCTGGTTGCTATCATCTCAATGTACGCAGCTGGAGTTACTGAACCAAAGGCACTAATCGCGGCTGGCCTGGCATCAATTATCCCACCAGTTTTGAGATACCTTGATCCAAAAGATGAACTCGGAAGAAAATGACACAAACAGATTTCTTTCAACTCTATATTGCCACGCTTGCGACCATGGGTGGATTGGCTGGCTTTGTGATCACACACTTACTCAGCGAGATCAAGCGACTCAACATGCGTTGCGATGAGATTTACAACATACTTTTAGAACGGTAGAATAAAGCATGGCCGCGCCTCGCAAAGCTCGAAGTAAGTCAATAGTCGATGACTCTTACACTCCACTAGAGGCTTACTGTATTGGCCTTAATGAGTATTACAAGGCTTTGCGTAAGGCTGGCTTTCCAGTTGACATCTGCCTGTCAATGATTATGGATCCATTCTCATATCCTGAGTGGATTCTCCCTAAACGCATCAATGATAATCCCAGCAACATGCCGGACTTTCATCCTGACGATGATGAGGATTAATGAAGAGAACCATCGTAGTTCCAGACTTACAAGTTCCATACCACGATGAAGTAGCAGTTAAAAATGTTTCTAGTTTTATTAAGGCGATTCGCCCTGATGCTGTGGTTACTCTCGGAGATGAAATCGATCTCCCACAAATCAGCCGCTGGACAGAAAACAAGCCAGGCTGGTACGAGCAAACTCTAGCTAGCGATCGAGACATGACGGTCGATGTTCTTTGGGAATTGACCCAGCACGCCAAAGAAGCTCACATGATCAGGTCAAACCATACTGATCGACTTTACAATGTCATCATGAATAAGATCCCAGCATTCTTATCTTTGCCAGAGCTGCGCTTTGAAAAATTTATGAAGCTAGATGAACTAGGAATCTCTTATCATAAGAAGCCATTTCCCATTGCTAAAGGTTATGTGGCAGTTCATGGAGATGAGCAGGCCATAAAGCCTACTCCTGGTCTTACAGCCCTAGAAGCCGCTCGTAGGCACGGTCTAAGCGTGATATGTGGACACACACATAGGGCAGGCCAATCGGCCTTTACAGAGGCTTCTGGGGGCAAATTAGGGCGTATCCTGCGGGGCTTCGAAGGTGGTCACTTGATGGATATTCGCAAGGCTCATTACACAAAGGGCACGATGAACTGGCAGCAGGCATTCTTGATTCTTGAAGAAGATGCTAAGGGTGTCCAGGTATCAATTATTCACATAGAAAAGGACGGAACCTTTGCCGTTAACGGTCGCAGGTATGGACGATCTAGATAATCCGCTGAGGCGAGACATCGATAACCACATGGACGATGCAGAATTGTTACCATTTCGTTATCAAAAGGTGCTTGATTAGTCCTAGGTAACCTGTACATTCGCCTTATCAGTGATCCTCACTGAAGTTAAGGGGCTAGAAAATGAATCTTGATTTATATCTAACGCTGGTTATGGGGGCGTTTTTAGCAGTAGGTGTTGTAGCTGGATATGCGCATGGTTACAAGCAAGGCAAAGAAGAAGGATACGCACTGGGTCGCTCAGTTGCCCGACACACATTCTGGTCAGAGTGAAAGCCCGTGACATTCTCGATGAAGCTAAGCAACTCCTCATCGACCGAGGAAGTGAGTATGGCGACTCAACTCTCAATCACATTCGAATCGCAAGACTCTGGAGTGTGTATCTTGACAAAAACATCGAGCCTCACGAAGTCGCAGTATGTCTCATCCTCACCAAAATCTCGCGAACTCAAACAACGCCAAACCACGCGGACAGTTACGCAGACATCTGTTCGTACGCTGCAATCGCTGGCCAGATTACATCAACTGATTGGAATGACCTTGACAGTTACTAAAGCAAAGCCCGGACAATGGTGTGATTACTGCAAGATGCGTGTTGGTAACGAAAAGAAGTTTATTAAAGGTGAAGGGGATCTGCCGAGAGCAGCCATATGGACTGTGGTAAGTCAGCATGCGAAGTCTAAAGGAATCAACCGACATTATTGCCAGCCTTGTGCTGTCTGGGTGTCAATATGGCCAGATGGATCTCACTGGCCTTTAACCGAGCAAGCCGAGTTTCTAGTAAAGCAAGAGGAGATCAATCATGGCATTTAACCTAGCTGATTATGAAACAGTCGAGAGCCGACTGGAAAAGTTTTGGAAGGAGTTTCCCGATGGACGGGTATCAACTGAATTGGAAGTTTGTGAAATTCATCGATATGTTATTAAAGCCTATCTCTACCGCACTTATCTCGACCAAGTCGCATACTCGACTGGGTATGCTGAGGAGAAGGATTCTGATCGCGGCGTTAATGCCACTAGTGCACTTGAAAACTGCGAGACTAGCGCGATCGGCAGAGCACTTGCGAATGCAGGTTATGCTACTAAAGGCAGACGGCCTTCCAGAGAAGAGATGGTCAAAGTACAACTGGCAGGAAGAAGCGGACTTGCGCAACCTGAAAAACCAATCTTAAAAGAGAAGTTTCCAGAACCAGTAAAAGATGCCTGGACAATAGAAAACCCTAAAGATGTACAAGAAGTCGTACAGGTCGAGGGTGCCCCAAGTTTGAACTCAGCAATGAACTTACTAGCTGATGAACTTAATGCCAAAGAATTACCGCAAGCACCAAAATGCGTTCATGATTTCATGATTCATAAGACTGGTGTTTCCTCAAAGACTGGCAAGCCTTATGAAGGCTATACATGCCCATCAAAGAATCGGGCAGAACAATGCCCACCTATCTGGTTATAACTAATGGCTTCTCAGCATCGTAAGCATCGTGGATACCGCACTCAGAAGTGCGTCGCTGAGTACCTAAAAAAGTGGTTTCCTTATGCGGATAGTGCTGGGGCAGGCAGACAAGGCAGTGATGTCACTGGTGTTCCGTTCGACATCGAAGTGAAAGCAAGATCTGCCTTTCAGCCGAAGGAGTGGCTGGATCAGACACGAAAACGGGCAGATGGGAAGCTGTCTATTGTCGTGATGAGATTCAATGGCCAAGGGGAAGATGCGGCGGAATACGGCGCAATGCTTAGATTCTCAGATCTGGTTCAGCTACTCAATAAAGTTGATTACTCAGAATGGTTTCAAGAGCCATCACGCTGTCAGGGGTGTGGTTCATGGTTAATAGCTTCTTACAAATACTGTTACAAATGTGAGGAACACAATGCCAGTTTATGATTATGAATGCATAGTATGTGGACAAACACAAGAGCTTGAACACTCAATGAGCGCAGTTGGTAACCCGGTGCTGCACTGTTCAACTCCCATGATTCGGGTATTTACAGCCACGCCAGCAATCTTCAAAGGCAGCGGCTGGGGTAAGGATAAAAAATGACCAATTTAAATTACATAGTTAAAGAAGATAGAACGGTATTAATGCCATGTTGTGATGACATACAGTTTGAATACATGTGTGTACATTGTTATGAAACTATGGGATGTATGTTTTGTGACTTTGATGCAACATTGCCACATGATTGCTTACAGGATTAGACACGCCGTTCTGATCAGCACTTATAGAAAGGTGATGAAATGGATTTGACACGACTGCTACGCTATAACTCGCTAGCGAGCGCCTGTGGGCGATTGCTCGCGACCGCGTGTTTAGCTGTTGGGGCAGGCCTATTCATAAATGAATCAAGCCCAATACAGGCAGCAGAAGCAAAAGAGATTAAACCTTTTGACATAAAAGAATATATTCAAAGCCATCTCACATTAGATACTTATAAGTGCTTAGATACTCTTGCTATCAAAGAGAGTAACTGGAACTTTAAGGCTAAGAATGGTAGTCATCATGGATTCCTTCAAGGTAGATCAGAGTGGTTAGCCACTGCTAATCCTGAACAACAGTATGACTGGGCTAGTAGGTATGTTGCTAACCGCTATGGTGTAACAGAGTATGATGAGCCAGACTTCTGCGCAGCATTAGATCATTGGAAGGATAAAGGGTGGCACTAGATAAGTTAAACACTAGGCGTTACCGTGGTCAGCGCGACCGGGTCTTTGCTCGTGATGGCAGGATCTGCCAGATATGTGGAACAGATGAAGGTGAGATGCATATCGATCACATAATCAGTCGTAAGTCTGGCGGCGATCATAGCCTCGACAACTTAAGAGTGCTCTGCAAATCATGCAACCTACGCAAGGGTGCTAAGGAAGATGGGGTTTTTTTAGCACAGACGGCTACCCCCCCTGTCTTTTCTGAACCTTCTCTCCCTGAGACGGTCCGAACAGATCGTTGACAAGGTGATGAAAACATTGAACAAAAAATTGGTGGTTGAACATGGCAATTAGCATCCCAATTATTT